CGACTTTTGGTGATTTAAACTCTCTAAACTTGCCATCCATAGGAGTCCATCCATCGGAAAGCCCAAATCTGCCGTAGGAACACACAACTTGGTCTTTACCTTCCAACGCCAAGTCGAACGCCGCTAGACCCACTACAGGGCCAATAAAGCGTACTTGCCCCATTGAATTATCCATCATGGCAGGCGTGATGATTGCCATTGCGACACCTTCTTGCGGGAAAAAACCTCGCGCCATCGTGTAATACTCGGCGGTTTTTCCTCTCGCCTCGTAGGACATGAAACCCTCGTAGGTCTGGAAACCGGGGAACACGATCTTGCGATTCGTTACATTTTCGCATCGGGCAGCATCCAATCGGAGGATATGCCAATCTTCTCGACTAGTCCATTCAAAGTCTTCTTCGCAGTCTACTCGCAACCATCCACCGACAGGCTCGCATCGCTTGCCGAATTCACTATTCCGATCTTTTGGATTCGATGCGCCGAAAATTTTAATGCGTCCTCTGCTACTTGTCGTATCAGCAGCGGACAGGATGTTCTGCAAACCTTCCCAAACGCCAGCAGGGATTTCTTCAGCTTCATCAAGCACCACATGAGTTCGACTCATCGCTCCCCACTTCGGATGCGGTTTCTGGCGTGGACTAGGGTGGAATCCGCGAAGTGTTCCTGTGCCTGCATCACCCTTCGGAATAGCAACAAGATGGATTCCATTCTTGTCATCGTCGTTGACTTGAATGCTCTTCACCAAGTCAGATTCGCCTTTGTACTCTGGCTTGACCAGAGCAGTACGATAAAAAGTTTTAATCGCCGCGAACACATTTCGTTGTGCGTGTTGCTCGGTCAACGAAACAACCTTGATACAGGTATACTCTGGGTCGCGCATCCAATCTAACAAGAACCATGCGGCGGCATTAAATGTTTTGCCCATCGCGCCTGCTCCCTGCACCAGCAACTTGTCGTAACTAAACAAGCATCTCCAAGTATCCTGCGCGGAACGAGGTCGCCAGTCGTAAACGCTCGGACCCCATAAAATCGTCGCCGCAGCCTCAAAGTGGTCCGCCTCCAGCAACGACTGGACAAACTGCATAACCACACTTTTGGAAACTTTCTCGTCCAGAACCACGCTAGACTTCACGCCTCCAGTCGCGACATTAGCCAAGATATACTTTGCCGCATACAGCAACCCCATGCGGTCATCGCGATCCGCTTCTGCCCTGACCGCTTCGGCAATTTTCAATACTTGTTGGACGGCATCTACCATTTCGCTTCAGGACAATTCTCTGTAGCCATGATCGTTTTGATCTCCATGTTGCATCCGCAAATCTTGCACTCCCCAGCACCATTGTACTTCTCCACATCAAAGTTCGGGCAATCGGCGCAAATGCGTAGCCTCCTAGCGATCTCTCGTTCGTCCACACATGGCAACCCGGCTTTCACAAATGCAAACGCACTCTTCGCGAAATTAGATGCTTTCGTAAGTATATTCATTTCTCAAGCCACTCAACTGCCTTCTTTGCTTCTGACTCGCACACATCTTTAGCCATGATAGAATTGTCACTAATTACGCCAAAGTCTTGCAAGTCATTCATTGTCTTAACTTCATCGCTCCAGCTTTCTGCGATATATTCTTCTAGTTTATTCATTTGTAAACTTCCATGTTGCATAATGGACATATTTCCATGTTTGCTCTATTGTCAACTTGCTCTCTAAATACAATGCAAGCAGTTGTTAAATAAATAATTGCGATTATGACTACAGCAACCCATATCTTGGCTTTTTTTAAGAAAGTATCCATTAACGATATCCTGCTGTTTTTTTAGCTATCTTCTTGGGTTGCTCCAAACCTGCCATGATGCGGTTCTTGATTCGTTCTCTTAATCCAATTTTTGTGTATGCCATATTTTTAGTTTTGTTCTCAAATCGGACTCATAATTAGCAACCAATGTCGCAATAACTTTTTCAGTAGTATCTTCATTATAAATTCGTTTTTTAATTTCAATACTCCGCGCAACTCCCGGCTTTAATCTTCCAATTACCCAAGAAGAAATTGTCCTATGTGAAACGCCGCACACAATAGCAAATTCTTTTTGGGTCATGCCAGACTTTTTCCAAATCTCTCGTATATTCATAATAATTTTAGTTTTTGTTTTTTAAAGCGTCATTTGCTTTGTTCCTTGCCCAGTTTCCTATGTTGTCGAAGCCGCTTGCTTCCGCTATCTCCCGCAATACCTCCCGCGCCTCGTCTCGCTCGCGAACAACTCGATTCCAACTCGATGTCTTAATCGTAATCGTTCCATCTCCATTCAAACTTGGTTGCTCACTCATTTCTTTTTAAACCAATTCGGGAAATGCCCAAAGTCTCTAACCTCGGTCACATTGTTGTTCTTCTCGCAGACATCGCACTTACCATAATGCCATGTCGATATCTTATTGACTGCTTTGCCGTGTTTCAAGCCGCACTCTGAACAGCACCAGTTAGGGTATGGTTTCATTCTCTTTTTAAAGACTCTCTCACGCTATCCGAGTCAATCCCTAAAATATCGCAAGCCTGATTAAAATTAATCTTGCTATCGGAACGATTCTCAATCCACGCAATCGCACTCTCCCTGCTTTTATTAATTTCTTCCTGCTTATATTTACTCTTCACCTTTGTATGATTCCTTGCGTCCATAACAGCAACTTCAATCATTCCGCTTAATAAATCGCGAATGCAGTAGACATCGTTTAAATCGACTTCGCGCATACAAGTTCAATCCCAAATTCCATAGCCAATTCAATTGTACTTGGATCAGTCTCGTATTTGTCCGAGTACGCAATTGTCCTGATCCCGTATGCTGCCGCACTACGCAAACACTCGTTGCATGGAAGTGTAGTGCAACACAGCAACCACACCTCGCCGGGCTTGCAGTACCGCAGCGCATTCGCCTCGGCATGGATCACAAACTTCCTCCTTCCCTCGCGATCATCCCAATCCTCAAACATTCCAGTCGGGTAACCATTGTACCCAACTCCAGCAACAGAGTCATCCTTGCGGAATACTACCGCGCCAACTTTCCTCCACGGGTCTTTCGACTTCGTTGCAGCAGCAAACGCCAACTGCATTCCATATTCGATCCATGTCATATTAATTCAGGTAATCTCCTTTTTTCTTTTTCACGAATAATAAAATCCCAGACCCGTTGTAGCGTTTCGTAATCTCCTTGACATTCCTTCTCGTCCTCGTTCCGCCACTTCTTGAACTCTCCGCAATCGTCGTTGACCATCGCTCGTAGCTCTCCTTCCAGATCGCTAATTAACAATAAGGCGTCTACCCCATGGACTGCATACTCGTGTTCCCATTGCTCTTCTGGTAAATTGAATTCTAGTGTTGCTTTCATGATTAGGAAATCTTCTCAAAAACATTGTAGTACGCATGACCATAACAACCAGACTCGGAAAGCCTAATCGTCTGCCCTGAAGCACCGATCCACTTGTCAAGGCTTTCCTTCGTCAACTCAATTGGGTGACCATCATGCGGAGGCACATCGATCCATTCAAACAAGCGCAATTTATTTGCTGCCTTAAATGCGTTATCAATGATCTTCGCCGGGTCATCAGTATGCTGAAGGCAGTTGTAAATCCACGCCTCATCAAATAAGCAAGTATCTATGTCTTCGCCTCGCTTGACGCTGACACCAATGTCTGCCGCCTCGTACCGATCATAGACCCAATCAGGATAGTTTAATGGATCGACAACTAATCCAGCACCAAGATTAATTGCTTTAAGTAACATCGATGTCGGCCCCCCTCCAATGTCAATGATCCTTGCATAGTTCACATCGAACGAATAACCAACTCGCTTCAACCCCATGAACCTTGCATAGACATAGTGCTTCTGATCTTCGTCAAAAGTATTGCAGCAGTTACCCCAATACTCCTTCTCAAAAGTGTAATCACTCATGGCAGCATCCTTGTCATTGCTTCCAGCCCATTGCCATCTGCGTACCATCCCTTGCCTTCGTACACATCTAGCACATCGTTGAAATACTTCTCGTACATCGGCGCAACCTTTTCCAGAGAGAAGTTCTCTGCCCATAGCCTGCATGATTCGCTAGAGATCGAGCCTTGCTTCACGGCATTGATCGCATCAACGAAGTCACCCATCGTCCTACAACGATAGCCTGTGATGCCATGCAGATTGTTCTCTGCAAACGAACCCCAGTCTGTCGTGATCGTTGGCGTACCAGAGAAAAGGTTCTCGATCTGGACCCCACCGAATGGCTCGACATACTGCGATGGTATTAACGATCCCTTCGCCTTGCTCATCAGTTCACGCCTAGTCTCGATGTCAGCGTAGCCAATGTACTCGACATGGTCAGGGATTCGATAGCCGGGTTCTATCTGTCCAGCTACCTTGAGATGCACTCCTGCCCTCTCTGCTGCCTGAAACGCCACATCGCATCCTTTGCCGCTATAGACTCGCCCAAGGTAAAGGAAGTAGTCCTCCTTCTCGTCATTGCCTCGATAGGTGAAGTCCTCACGATCAAAGTAATTCGGGATCACCACATCGTACCAGTCCTGCCTGCACGATCCAACTGCCTGCAAGCCGCAATATGCGTGATAGATCGCATAGGACTCCCAGATTTTCCACCTAGCCCAATGACCACCAGCGTAGCCAATGCCCGGCTCAACGCAGATCATGTCTGGATGGGCATCGCAGACAGGACGCACTCCGCTGCCCCAGAACGGCAGGATGAAGTCATGCTTCTGCTTGCGAAGCCCAACCTCTCTGATCGCATTAGCGTAGAATGTACGATAAGCGTGATCGTTAGTGTCAAACTTGAAGAAGGTCTTGCGCCAGTCATGTGACCCATAGCTTTTCTCCCAATCGCTATTCGCGATTACCGAAATGTGTTCTGTGCATTGTAGATCGGAATCCTCATGCCCATAGTGCAAGACCTCATGGCCCCTTGCTGTCATCATCCTGCCGAATTTAACGACCTTCTGCGTGTACGCACAGGCGTTGAATGTCTTGCTTGAAACTGTGTGGGGCAGCCCCAGTATGTGGTATCTCATAGATATGCTTTGCGTCTGAATCGGCTTGCCTTGAGTCCTAGTGCAGTACAGATGCCTTCAAAGGATTTGGTCTTCAGGAAACGAATAGCGTCCTCCTTGTACGAAACAACCATCTCCCTGTTGCGTAGCAACGCAATCTTACTCTCATCTGCCATAGCGTCCTCCATTGTTCTCCTGATCAGTTCACACAAGATGTTTCGCGTGAACATCACTTCTTTGTCTTCTTTGGTTTGAGTCATGCCTTATCCGCTCGTTCCTGCGCTTGCTCGTTGCTATAGGTTCCCTTGTGGTATCGCCGGGATAGCTTGAGCCTGTTCATGCGGATCACCTCGTTAATCGTCACAGAATCGTCCTCTGTGCTGTTATAATGGTTCAGGATGCCTTGGATGAAGAAAAGTATGTCTCCACACTCCTCAAGGACATTGTCGCGATCCAGAGGCTTGCGGTACATCACGCTTTTCTTGATGGCATCTAGGAGTTCTCCTGCTTCCCCGGCAACGCCCATAGCCATATGGGTCAGGTGGGCATCCTTTGGTTCCATCTGTACTAGGATGTCAATACCCGGCTTGCAGAGGCTTTCCACGAACTGGGCATATGTTGGTTCTTGTTTGTTTTGTGTGTCTTGCATAAATGGTACTCTATTATCTACAATCTGCATTATTGGAAGTTATAGCCTATTTCCGCTTAATAATCTTCTGGTTTCTAGTG